GGTTGCAAGACCTAGCGCAAAAAAACGGGGCTGGGCCTTGAGGCAATCTTGCCGGAACGCGACACGATGACACAGGACGCACTCGCTCGAGCGCTCAAGATTACGCGGCCGACGCTGCGCGAATGGCAGAAGCGCGACGACTGGCCGACCGGGGCGACCGTCGAGCAGCTGATTGCGTGGCGCGACGAGCGCGGGCTCGGGCGGATCAAGGACGGGAGCCTAGGCGCGCTGAAGGCCGAGCTGATGCGCCGCGACATCGAGCTTCGCGATCTGAAGCTGGGGCGCGAACGCGGGAACGTGGTCGAGCGCGAGGTCGTGCAGGATATGCTCCAGCTGCTTTCGCAGAAGCTCGATTTGCTCCTGCGGCTCAAGCTCGAGGTTGAGCTCGGCCCGCGCGTCGCCGGCAAGTCAGCCGCGGAGGCGAACGTCGAAGGCGGGCTGATCCTGGACGAGATCCGCGAGGTGATCGCGGGCAACCTTGCGCGGTTCGAGACGGAGGCCATCAAGAAGAGCGCAACGGAAGATTAAGCTTGAAAGCCCAAGCGGCTTTGGTTTTGCAGATGATCGAACAACGATTATGATATGGATCATCCCCAAATCACTCACGTCAGCCTCTGCGCTGGCTACGGCGGCATCGACCTCGGACTGCACCGCTGCCTCCCAAATCTGCGAACAATCGCTTATTCGGAGATCGAAGCGTTCGCGTGCGAGTTGCTACTTGCGCGAATGGAGGGCGGGCAGATTGATGCGGCTCCGATCTGGCCTGACCTCAAGTCTTTCCCTTGGGCAAAACTTCGCGACCGAGTGGATATCCTCTCAGGCGGCTATCCGTGCCAGCCATTCTCAAGCGCTGGGAAGCGACTTGGCCGAGAAGACCCTCGCCACCTCTGGCCCTACATCGCAGATGGAATTTCAATTCTGCGACCCAGGCTGTGCTTCTTCGAGAACGTCGAAGGACACATCAGCCTCGGACTCCGAGAGGTCATCGAGCATTTGGGCGAGCTTGGTTACTCGGCGACGTGGGGAATATTTAGCGCGGCTGAAGTCAGCGCGCCCCATCAACGCAAGCGGGTCTTCATCTTGGCCCACCGTAACGGCAAACGAGGACAGCTATCGGATTGGCGGCAACAGCCAGCAGAGCAAATGCTTGAGCGCGATGGCGCGGCGGGGAGAGATGTCTTGGCCGACGCCGCAGACGATCGATGTCTACAATGCGGCAAACCCAGAGCGACCGACGCATCGTCCGCAACTACGCGACGTGCAGAAGAACTTTGGCCTAGCCGCCCCGGACAGCCCCAGTTCGGATGGGAGCCGCCCCGCGTCGTGGCCGACGCCCAGCGCGATGGACGGGCAGAGGCCGGACGAGACGCCAGAGGAATGGGAGCAGCGCAATGCGGAGAAGAGGGCGGCAAATCCGAATCTGGGTCAACTGCATCGCCCGCTGACGATAGCCGTTCAGAACTGGGCAACGCCCGAAGCCAAGAATCAAGTCGGCTATCAAGTCGGGCAGGACGGGACGAAGTGGCCGAAGCTGGGCAGCCAGGCACAAGCTTGGGCGACGCCGAGGACCGGAATGGCGAGGGGCAACGACTTCAGCTACGACAGGGGGAGAGGGAACATCGAGGAGCAAGCGGGTGCGAGCGTGATGGGCGGCGGGAAATTGAACCCGCGCTGGGTCGAAACTCTGATGGGCCTGCCGGTGGGATGGACTATGCCCAGCTGTGCGTCGCCGGTGACTCCCGAGTCGACGAGCTTCGCCTCCTCGGAAACGGCGTCGTGCCCGCAGTCGCCGAGCGAGCTTTCGTGACCTTGCTTGATGAACTGCTTGCCGACGCCTGAGATGATCCGCGACGTGATGGCTGCGCTAGGGCGCCGCGGCGGACTCGCGCGCTCGGCTGCGAAAGCGCAGGCCGCGAAGCTGAACGGCAAGAAGGGCGGGAGGCCGCGCAAGAAGCAATGAGCGCCGAGCAACTCCTTGCCGGCTTTCGCCTCCCGCGGCCGGATCGCTCGCCGATCTACGACTGGGCGCGGCGGCACGTTCAGCTGCCCGAGTCCTACGCGACGCCGGGGCCGTTCAACGTGCGCTTGTCGCCGTGGCTCGTGCCGATCTTCGACGCGCTGCAAAACCCGCTTGTGCGCCGCGTTCACTTCCGCAAGGCGGTGCAGATCGGCGGCACGCTGGTGGCTGACGTCTGGCTGCCGTGGATAATCGCCAACGACCCCGGCCCGATTAGCTGGACAATGCAGACGGACGAGATGGTCGAGAAGCACGCGAAGACGCGCCTATGGCCGCTGCTTGAGCGCTGCCGACCGGTGGCGGCAATGCTGCCGAAGCCGGGGCCGCACCGCACCACAACCGAGATCTTCTTCGGCGGATTCTTCGTCACGCTGAACGCGGCCAACCTCTCGACCCAGCAGAGCCAGTCGATCCGCTACAAGATCAACGACGAGCTCTGGCTTCCGCGCTGGCAGGAGATCTACGGCCACGCGGTGGCGCGCGTCTCCAAGTTCGAGGAGGTCGGGCGCTCGAAGATTTACAACGCGAGCCAGGCGCCGGTGATGGATGCCGAGACGGGCAACGTCGAGGACACGAGCTTTCGCTCGGGCGATCAAGGCGAGTGGCACGCCGAGTGCCCAGGCTGCCGCAAGATCCTGCCGGTCGCGTTCGAGGTGCTGCACAAAGAGCAGCGCGGCGGCGTGATCTGGGACCGCGGGGCGCGCCGCGACGACGAGACGTGGGACGTGGGGCGCGCGGTCGAGACGTGCCGTTTCCGCTGCATCGCCTGCGGCCACGAGTCCGCGGACAGCGACGCCACCCGCGCCGGCTGGGCGAAGACCGGGCGCTTCGTGCCGATGAATCCTGCGGCGCCGCGCGAGGTGCGCTCGTTCCGGCTGGAGGCAATCGTGACGCGCCCGATGCGGCTGCTCGTCGAAGAGTTCCTGCAAGCCGAGAACCAGCTGGTCCGAACGGGCGACGAGCAAGCGAAGATAGAGTTTCGGACGAAGCGGCAAGCGCTGCCGTGGATCGTGGAGAAGAAGGCGGTCAACGTGCTGCTGAAGGACTCCGGCTACAAGCTCGCCGACTACGCGCAGGGCGAGTCGATCCCAGACGAGGCGATCCGCTTTATGGCAATCGACCGTCAGCAGGACCACTTCTGGGTCGAGGTCGGCGCGTTCTCCACGGCGCAAGGGCCGCGCTATCGTCAGCTATGGTTCGGGCGCATCGACACGCGCGACCAGCTGCGGGCGCTCCAAGAGCGCTTCAAGGTCTCGAGTGCGTGCGTCGCGCAGGATCGCGGCTACCGGCCGGCGGATGTCGACCGCGACTGCGCGGAGTTCGGCTGGCGCTCGATGCGCGGCTACGGCCGGCGGACTTGGACGATGCGGGACGAGGCGAGCGGGACGATGGTCAACTTCCCGTTCAGCGATCCGCAAGTCAGCGACTACCGCGGCGGCGACGTCTACTTTTACAATTGGAGCGGCGACTATTTCAAGGACACGCTGGCGACCGCGCTGGAAGGCAAGGGCGACTTGCGCTGGGAACTGCCGTCCGACGTTAACCCGCTCTACCTCGAGCACCTCAAGGGCGAGGCGAAGGTCGAGGTGCGGACCGGCGTCTGGGAATGGAGGGAGGTTCGAAGCAACGCGCCCAACCACGGATTGGACACGAGCGCGATGCTTCTTTGTATGGCTACCATCGCGGGCATCATCCGCTTCGTGCCGTCAAAGTCGTAGCATTACGGGGCGTCAAAAAACCTTTTGACGGCGGCCGCTCTTTTATGGCGGCAGACAATCCCTTCCTCGACATTGACGTTGCGACGCTGACAACGCTCAAGTCCAAGGTTCTCGATGCGATACAGGCTTGTCTGCTCAACACGAGCTACTCGCTGAACGGCAAGAGCGTCACGCGCGCTGATCTTAACACGCTCAACAAGATGCTGGGCGACATCACCGCGGCCATCGAATACCAGAACGGCGACACGACCGATACGACGTTCGTCAGCTTCACCAGGAATTGATTATGCAGACTTTCGACGCGACCCAAGTCATCCGCAACCGGCCGTGGTTCGAGCGGGCGCTCGAGACCATCGCGCCGCAGGCCGCGCTGCGCCGGCTCCAGGCTCGCGTTGAGACCGCGCTTTTCAGCTACAACGCCGCGCAGACGAACCGGCTGTACGCGCCGATGCAGTACGGCCAGCCGAGCGAGTCCTCGCAGACGGTGCGCGAGCGCGTGGTGATGATGTGGGAGGCGCGGAACTTGGTCGAGAATTGTCCCGAGGTTAAGGAGGTCTCGCGCAAGTTCGGCAATTACCTGACGCCGACCGAATACTCGGCAACGACTGGAGACCGAGACTACAACGCGACCGTCAACGAGTGGTTCCATACGTGGTGCAAGCAGGCCGACGCGACGGGCCGCAACTCGTTCCGCAAGCTCGTGCAGCTGGCCGCGGAGAATCGGCCGGTCGACGGCGACTGCGGCTTCGTCATCCGCCGCGTGGGCGATGGGCTGAAGCTCCAGCTGGTGCCAGCGACCCGCATCGGCAATCCGAACGAGATGGGCCTCGACTCCGAGAATTACTTCGAGGGCGTCATTACGAACGACTTCGGCGTGCCGGTCGCGTATCGCATTTACCGCGTGACGCGCGAGGGCGTTTACTTCGGCGCCGAGGACGTTCCGGCCGGCAACTTCTGCCACTACTTTGACCCGTTCCGCGTCGACCAGTACCGCGGAGTGACCGACTTTCACGCGGCGATCCAGACGGCGCGGATGCTGCACGAGATCCTCCAAGCCGAGAAGGCCGGCGTGCGCTTCGCCTCGCAGCAGGCGGCGCTCGTCTTTACTGACCGCGGCACGGCCAACGCGCGCAACCTCTTCACGCCGACGCCGAGCGCGGTGCTGCCGAGCGGCCAGCAGCAGAAGAACGAGCTTTCCGAGGTCGGGATGATTAAGTATCTCGGCCAGGCTGATCGCGTCGAGACGATGCCGGCGCGGCCGAGCACGGCCTTCACCGGATTTATCGCGCATCTGATGCACGAGCTTTCCATCGCGGTCGGCATCCCGAAGGGCGTCCTGTTCGGCACGCAGGATTATGCCGGCCCGAGCGTTCGCGCGGAATTCGCCGCGGCCGACCGCGTGTTCGCGCGGCATCAGGGCGTGCTCGTGGACAAGGTGCTAGATCCGATCAAGAACGCGGTGATCCTCGATGCCATCGCCCGCGGCGAGATCCCGGCGCCTCCTGCTCGCGCTGGCGAGACGCCGGTGCAGGCGCTCAAGCGCGCGACACGCGGCGAGTGGCGCTTCCCGCCTAAGCTCACCATCGACGTCGGTCGCGAGTCCGCGGCCAATATGAACGAGAACCGCCAGGGCGCGAAGTCTCTCCAAGAGATCGCAGCCGAGCAGGGCACCGATGCCTTTACGCGGCTGGAGCAGATCGCGGCCGAGGCGAGCTACGTCAAGGAGCTCTCCGAGCGCTACGAGATCCCCGAGACGGCGATCCGCCTCGTGACCAATTCGCTGCCCAGCACGCCGGCCGCTGCTGCCGCTACTGGCGACAACGTGGCGAGCGCCGCCGCTGAGGCGCAGGCGGAATCGACCGCATCGCCGGAGGACGAAACGCCCGATCAACCTCCGACGCCGGCCGAGCTTGCGCGCTTCGCCGCGGTCGATCTCACGCCGACCGATGCGATGGCAGCCGAGGCCAAGCGCGGCCTCGAGTGGCGAGAGAAATTCAACCGCGGCGGCACCGCTATCGGCGTCGCTCGCGCGCGCGACATCTCGAACAAGTCGAATCTCTCGCCCGACACGGTGCGCCGGATGGTCTCGTATTTCGCGCGGCACGAGGTCGACAAGCAGGGCACCGGCTTCTCCCCTGGCGAGGACGGCTATCCTTCTGCCGGCCGGATCGCGTGGGCGCTCTGGGGCGGTGACGCCGGCGCCAGCTGGGCGCGCGCGAAATCGGAAGCGCTCAAGCGCGAGGAACTGAATCGGCCGACAAACGTCGCCGATGCGCTAGAGGCTGGGCGCAATCGCGCGAAGCGGCCTCTGGAACGGCTGGCCGACAAGGCCACCAAGCTTGCCGCCGTGCGCGAGAAGCTGGGCCAGAACGCGAAGACGGAGGCGCAGATCGAGCAGGCGCTCAAGCCGTTTGGATTTCAGCCGAAGCCAGTCGTCGCGCCGCCTCCTGCTGCTCCCATCGTCACGCTCTCCGACGCGCGCAAGATGCTCGCCGAGAAGGCCGACGCCGAGGACAAGCTGACCGCGCTCTTCGCGAGCGTGACTGATCGCCGCGCCAAGATCAAAAGCCTCCGCACCCATTGAC